ATGTCCGCCTTCTCGATCTCGTCGGCCTGCGCATCCATGCGCTTGGCCATCTCGATGAGACGGGCGTCATCATTGGCGCGGTACACGTCGCCGGTCGACTTCGAGGTGTAGACGATCTTGTTCGTCTCCTCGTTGCGCTTGGCGATGTCCGCGACGAGCGCGTCGCGGTCCGCGTTCGACTTCGCGAGGAATCCCTCGGCGTCGTCAGCGTTGAGCGTGTCGAAGTGCGACTTCTGCGCGCCCGACAGCTTCGCGATCTTGGAGAGGCGGGCGAGCTGCTTCTCGAGCTCGGCGATCTTGGTCTCGTTCTGGTCGGGCATCTGGGATTTCTCCGTTGAGGTAGAACCACCGTGCGGCATCTTGTTGCCACGGGTCGATTTCGCAGCGAGCTGCTCGCGCGCCGCGATGGCTCGGGCAACTTTCTCGTCGGTGACGCCGGGAAACGAACGAGCGCTCGCCTGCACCACGATCGTGTCCTGCGGAACGATGACGAGGCCTGGCTGCCCCTCGGCGAGCTCGTGCGTATGGCCCGAGTCCGCGAGGATCGTCAGCTGGCCGCCCTCGAACACGATGTTGTGCGAGTGCGCGCAGTCCGCGCCTCCCATCGTCGCGTACTCGACGTACATCGAGCCGTCGTCGTAGACGCAGATCTTGTGCTGGTGGCCGTCGACCTCGTTCGTATAGAGCGAGCCCTTCGAGACCTTCGCCGACTTGCGCGCCTCGACGCGCTCGCCGAGGCCCGCGATCGAGACTGCTCGGTACTCGCCGGCCTTGAGCTTGGCCATGGCGTCCGCGCTCGGACGGAGCGCGACCATGAGTCCGCTCGTCTTCGTCTCGACACCGAACGCTTTCGCGATCTCGGGCGTCATCGGCATCGCGAACACAACGCGTCCGGTGGCGTCCGAGTCGTGCATCTCGTCGGCCGGGCCGCCCTTCTCCATGAACTCCGCGGCCGCGCGGATCATGTCGTTGTCGGCCTGGACGGCGTCGCCGTGCAGGTCGTAGTGGTCGGTGCCGTCCGCATTCGTCGACGTGAACGCCCAGAAGAACGCGAGGCCGAGTTCGTCGCTGGTCTTGACGAGGCGAGCTGTCGCCTTGACGTCGAGGCCAGTCGCGCCAGCGCGCTTGATGAGCAGGCACTTCGCGTTCGGCTGCGCCGGGTCGTCGACGAGCGAGACGAAATCGAGCTGCTTGAGCTTCAGCTTGTAGCGCGATGCCATGTGCCAACCGTGCGGCGCAGCAGGCAATCGGGTCGATTTCAGTCCTTGAACGTCGTACTAAAAGTGCATCTGCAGTTCGCCAGTTCCGCGACCGGAGCCGAAGGATCCCCCGGCCACTGCATCTTCACGCCGTCGGCGAGGACGAACGGATCACCGACGGCGGGCCGCTGATCGAGGAGAGCCGACGAGCGATGTGCCGGCCTGGCGTCTTTCGTGCGGGGCCCGGGGATCCACTCCTTGACGAGCTGATCCGCATCGATATCGCCGCGCTCGATGGCCTGACGGAATGACTCCTGGATGCCGGCGTGTACGTTCTTCGCCGACTCCGTCCGCGCGATGACCTCGGTCCGATACTCGACGTACGCGGTGCGGTAGCGCTCCGTCATGGTGTCGATCTGCTGCTCGGTGAGTTGGCCGCCGTCCCGCGAGAGCCGACGCAGCCGCGTGTTGGCGCGATCGTCGTGGAGTTCGCGCTGCATGGCGTTTTGGTAGTCCCCGGTCTCGAGGGCGCGGCGGTAGTTGCGGACGTGGCTTTCCTGGGTAGGCGTGAGCCCGATGGAATCGCGGATGTCCCTTGCCATCGTGCGCGGGTTCAGCCCTTGTCGCTGGCCGTCGACCAGGATCTGTCGCACGTTTTGCCGTGTCTCCTGCGAGAGCCCTTGGGCAAGCTCGAGCTCGTTGCGGCGAGCGGCATAGACGGCGCGATCGTTGGTTGCGTCGAACCGAACGAGCCTGTCCGCCAGCCCGGGCTGTTCGTCGAGCCACTTCGCCGCCTCGCGGCCTGCATGCTCGTAGCCCTGATGGCTCGCGGCGGCGAACATCTTCGCAGCCTGGTCGACTTCCTTGAGCAAGCCCGCATAGTCGCCAGCGATGAGCCGCGCCTCGATGGCGGCGACGGAGTTGCTGTCGAGCCCGCGCAGCCAGTCGATCACACCCTGCCACTCGGTGCCGAGGTGCTTCTCGATCAGGTCGAGAAGTTTTTTCATGTCGCGTTCGGACATTCAGTGCGCGACCTCGCACTGGTAGATCGCGCCGACCGGATCGCCGATGACCTTGACGACCTTGTACGTGATGCCGTCGCGCACGATCGTCGACGAGACAGGCCTGGGCACGACACCGCTCGGCAGCGTGCCGCCGAGGATGCTCAGCACCGAGTGCCCCTCGGTGACGAGCGATCCGTCCATCATCTTCGACACGGGCTCGACGAACGCCTTGCAGCTGTACGAGACGGACGCGGGGTTCGTCCCGGCCGCCTCGCTGCCGACGGTGCGTGTGCCCCTGGTGCGCAGAGTCAGCGTGGCCGCAGTGATGCCTAGCTGCTTCTGCTTGCCCAGGTGCTTGGCGACGAGCTTGCGGATGTCGGCCATCAGTATGGTCCCGAGCGTTTGTAGTCATGGAAGAACGGGTTATCCGCACACGATGGTCGCGACTCACCTCCGTCCGGTCCCGATAGCGCCGACGCTGCCAGATAGCCCCCGAGCAGGCGCATCAGGACCGGCGGTAGCTTCGGCGCGCTACGGGCTCCGCTTGACGTCGTCGAGTTGAAGAACGTGATGCCGGCAGATCCTGCCTGGAGTGATTGGATGTTCGAGCCCTGATCGGCCTCCTGGATCACGGATGGATCGTTCGCGACGAGTACCGCGAGCTCGTACTGCGCGGTGGCAAACTCGGCGATGAGATCGCGCTCGGCGAACGTGTCGTACGCCTCCGCCCATGACTGTGCGTTCAGGAATCGTACGGCAGCCGCGAGCGTCTTCTTCTGGTCGTCGGCCGCGAGAGCCGACCATGTCGAGTACGTCTCGCCGAACATGATGTCGACGTAGGCGATGGCGCCGGCATACGTGCCGTGAATCGTCTCCGTGCCGGTTCCGACGGTGATGACCTCGCTCATCGCGTGCGCCTCCGCTTGGTGGTGTCTACGGGCGGTGCATCCTCGAGCACGTCTTCGGCGGGCGCGTCGGGTACATCCTCCGCAACAGGCAGCCCACGCCCCCGCGGCAGCATGAGATCGGCCGCGCCATCGGGTGCGGGCGGCAGTTCCATGCGCTCGCGGATGATGTTCGTCGCTGGGTCGTCGGGCCGCAGTCCCGCGCGCGTGATTCCCTCGAGCGCTGCGACAACGTCGAGGACGGCGTTCATCGTGATCTTCTCGGGCACGAGCGTCGGGCATGCGATGTCCGGGTCGAGACCGTTGGCTGCGACGAGCCTGCGCGCGAGCTGTTGCGTGGCGCGATCGGCAACGCGCGACAGCAGCGCCTGCATCGTCGCGGTGAACATCGACACCTTCGACTCGTGCATCCCGTACGAGCCCGCCGAGTCGTTGCCACCGACGAGGACGAACTCGACGCCCATGATGCGGGCAATGTCGAGGTCGAGATCGGAGATGACCTTGCGGATCTCGGCGAGTCCCTGGAGGTCGCCCTTCAGGATCTCGATGTCCCATTTCTTGATGCCGCTGATTGTGTTTGGGTCGTTGCCCGTGTACGTCGCCGACGAGAGGCCAACGTACATCTGCTTCTCGGGGCTCTTGATTCGGTTGGCCACGGCCTCGCGGATGGGCGACAGCTTGCGATCGCGCGCCGCCGTCGGGTTCTCTTCGTTCGCGACCTCGGCGTTGATTTCCTCGAACGGCGCCCGATAGATCGGCGTCCCGGCCATCGAGCTGAAGAGCTCGGAGCCCTCGAGCTGCTCGTACTTGCCCGCGCGACGAATGCGCTCGACGACGAGCCGTAGCGTGCCGACGCCGAACGGGTCGTCGCTGAGCATCTTCTCGACGATGTAGAGACACTCGTTGAGGGGTATCTCCGCGGTCCGCCCGTCACGCGTCCGCTGCCGTGCGTACTCCCACGGCGCCGAGTTGGTCGGCGAGAGCCAGCCGTCGATGGTGTGCATCGGGCGGTGGGCGATATCCGTGTACGTGACGAGGCCATCCTTGCGACGCCCCATCGACGTGGCATGCAGCGAGGAGCCGTTGAACCAGGACATCGCGGCCTTCGCCACGATCTCGGGCCATGGTGTCGGCAGCCGTGCCTCGAGCAGCCCTTGCTCGACGACTTCCATGCCGCGGATCGCGTCCTTGGAGCCCGACTCGTTCTCGTGGAGCGACCACTTCGCGCCGCTAAGCAAAGCGTGCTGGATCAGCGCGCGGATCGCGACAGGCGGACGGTCGAACGCGCGCGCGTACGTGGTCCACTTCTTCGAGCCCTGGAGGTCGGCCGAAGACTCCTGTGTCGAGACGAAGCCGGAGAAGGCAACGATGTCATCCGAGCCGGCGGGGCGCTTGGCCTTCGAGACCGAGGCGGCGCGGTTGCCGGGTGCGAACCGTCCTTTAGCCGTACGATCTCCGCTCACGCACCGTTTGTCGTGTGGACGGAGCGATCGGGTCGATTACCGTGCGCGGTGGCTAGTAGTACCCGACCTCGCCACCATCGCTCGCAGTTGCACGCCCAGCGCGCTGCACCGCGCGCGCATACGTCCTGCTCGCCGCATCCACCAGATCCTTGAACATCCCGCGCGGGAATGAGCACGCCTGCTTGATGAACGTCTTGTTCCATGCGCCGGCGACCAGCACGATGTTGCCCGCCTTGCACTGCGAGGCGAACGGCATCGCACGCATCTCCTTGCTACCGGTCTCCGGCGAGTAGAAGTACGTGCGGCCGTGCAGCCTTCGCGCGAGCGTCGTCACCTGCACCTTGCCGGCCGCGCCCGGATCCTGCGGGACGTCGATGATCGTGTCTGGATCGTCGGCTAGCGACACGGACGCGACGTGATCCTCGACGCCCGCGGCATCGACGCGATCATTTGTCGCGTCCATCACGTAGACGGTGCCGCGCACGAGCCGCATCTTCACCGACGCGGTGAACGGCGACGTCGAGCCCTTCGACGCAGCGAGGTCCCAGCCTCGCACCGTACAGCCGCCGGTGGGAACCTCGGTGACGTCGATGACCCGAGAGAACCAGTCCTCGGCGAACATGCCGCCGCCGCGAGGGATGGGAAGCTGATCGAGTTGGCCGGCTACCGCGTAGTCGCCGCCGTGGCTCGACAGATCGGCCTTGAGCTTCGCGACGCCGTCAGCCGTGAACCGCTCAGGGAACGCGAGCTCGCCGTCTTGAGACCGTGGATCGCACCACCCGATGGCCGTCGGCTTCTCGGGATACGCGATGTACGGGTGACCTCGACGCCACTCCATCGGGATGCACAGGTGGCAGTCGTAATGCCCGGTGGAGAGGCCATGCCCAGCAACATCGCGCTCGGCCGTGCGCTGCATGATCGTGATCTCCGCGAACGTCGCCTCGTCGTTGACGCGCGTCGGCATGACCTCGGTGACGAACTGCAGTGCCTCTTCGGTGCGCGCCTCGCTGTCGACGGTCTTGGTGTTATTCGGATCGTCGAGGATGAACCGATCGCCGCGCTTGCCCATGACCGCGCCGCCGACCGACGTGGCCAGCGCGAAGCCCGTCGACGTGTTCTCGAAGAACGTCTTCGCGGACTGGTCATCGGCGAGTGCGACGTACGGCCAGATCTCGCGGTAGAGGTCCGACTCGACGAGGCGGCGGAGTTTCAGGTTGTTGCCGAGTGACAGGGACCCGACGTAGCTGGCGAAGATGTAGCGCAGGTCCGGCCGCTGGCGCGGGCCCCATTCCCAGGCGGGCCAGAACACGCACGTGGCCAGCGACTTCATGAAGCCAGGCGGGACATTGATCAGCAGGCGCTTGATGTCGCCGCGCGTCACTGCCTCGAGATGCTCGCAGATCGCCTCGATGGCCCAGCCGCGGACGAACGGGCGGCCGGGCTCGACGACGGGCCAGAGCAGCTCGATGAACTCGATTAGCCGATCCTCGGCAAGACTGCGCTTGAGCGCCTGTCGCTGCCGTCTAATGCTCGACAGGTCCATCAGACTCGGGCTCGGACTCTGAGCCGGGCGCGACGGCGTACTTCTCAAGCTCGGCCAGCGTTCCCAGAATCTCCTTGCGACGCTCGACGGGAATTGCGGACCAGTCGATCTCAGGCTCGCTCGAGCCTTCGGTGATCTCGATCTCTTGCTTCGCCTGCCCGTATCCCCGGTTGAACAAGAACTCGATATAGCGGATCGAGTCCTTGGGCTCGCCGTGCATAGCCAGCGTCCACGCTCGCTTGCGCAATGCCTGCCAGCCGTTGAGGGCTTCGCCCGTCTCGGGATCCGTCCATTTCATCGCCTCGACCTCGGCGCGCGTGACCTTGGCGATCCGGTTGCCCTTCTGTCGGGCGGCCTGGTTGCCGGGGCCGAAGGTGGTTGCGTTGCGGGCCATGACTGCAACGCCATGATCTCCCTACTCGTCCTCGTCTCCGATTTCGTCGTCCGCCAGCGCGGGCGCTTCGTACCCATACGTCACCAAAGCCTCCATGCCGAGCCGCACGGCCAGCGCGAGCCCGGCGTGCGCGGCCTTCACCGTCGCATCCCGCTGGATGCGCGGCAGATCCTTTGCCTCCGCCGAGTAGCATTCGTCCAGCGCGAGCGCGTACCGGTCGAGGACGCGGCGAATGTCGGCCAGGTCACGACGGTCGCGATCCTCCGCCGAGGGAGCTCCGCGCTTGCCGCCGCGGAGCCGGATGCGGCCCTCGTTCTGCGGGCTGTTCGTCCACGGTACGAGACGCTTGGCGACGCGATCCCGGCGCGTCTCCAGGTGCAGATTGAGATCCGAGGTTCGCAGCCGGTTGAGCCGGATGAGGCACGCCGAGCACCACTTCGATCCGCGCTTGCGATCCTTACCGCCGCAGCGTGTGCAGCGGTTTTCTGCTTCCCAGTGTGCGCGTCGCTTGCGATCGTAATCGCGGTTGTAGCGGCGCTGTGTCTCTTCGTGGGGACGGCAGAACTCTGAATCTTCAAGGGCCTGCTTGCGGCAGCTCGAGCGCTTGCACTCTCGTGACTCCAGGTGCGGCTTGTGATCCTCGTCGGAGTTATCGACTGCCACTGAGAACAGGCTCGCATACGAGATCTCACTGCTCCGAATTGCTTGATCCATGACGCGCGACTCCAGTACGGTGGTGGCGCGTAACTGGCCGCTGGGGAGCAGCTGGTGAGCGAAGCCGAGGTCGGGTGGAACCGGCAGACGGCACCGAGCCTGGCGGGTGGAACCGCTGGGCTCGGGGTGTTAGTCGGCTAGCCGTCGGGCGTCACGGCCACCGCTCTTTCG